TGGCAGGACTCAGGACAGGTAACGCGCTCCACTAATGTAAGGGAGAACATACGCTTACCAGTCCATTTTTTAGCAGTAACAATATTTCCTAATTTCTTGTTATTGCTTCCAGGCTTTAGCAGCTTGAGTTTATGGCTTACAGGGGTCTTGATGCTCTTAGGGTATATAGTTGTCGTTTTCATTATTCCCCCATCATATTATCCCACTCTTCATCAATCATACCCGTCATAATAAACTCACGTTGTGATGGTGTGAGTTCGGGCATCACTTTTTGAATGAGGGTGCCACTCTCCCACTCGTTTAGTTGTTCTTGGGTGACAGGGATGTCCTGAGTGCGCTCAATCCCTGTGACGATGCTAGTTCGTGTGATTTTCATTATCCTATTCTACATATCTAGCTGTGAGAATAAAGACCTTTTTGAGAAAAATTTCGTTCGTAACATGCTGTCAGGGCTAGCTTTATGGGCATCGCGCCGGGCGCAGCCGCCCTAACTCATGTTGTAGCCTTGATTTATGCCATTCCCAGGAACCACATTATCCACGCGCAGGACATCATAGTAAATAGACTGCCGCCTGTAAGGAAAAAGAATAACGCCGCTGTTTCTAGTTTTTTATTCATAATAATACCTAATTGGTGGAGACGGTGGGAATCGAACCCACGTCCTAGACAATCCTAAATCTATGAGGGTGTTTGTCTAGTCTAAACCTTTCGTCCCCAAAACGGGGCTATTAGGGGAGGCTGGTCTATGCCATCTGCCTGATTGATCCTAATAGCCCCTATGAATACTAGTTTTCCGCGTTATAAGTGCGCGTAGAATTGTAATCATAGCGCGTATTCCATACCTCAACGATATGCTTACGCTTGCCTTCATTGGTTATTTCACCCTTACGAGTGTCATAAATGAAGTAAGAGGGGGTAGAACCATTGCCCACCCTTCCCATGATAGCGCGACCATTTACGCGCAAGATGTTGGTGAAATCAAACATATTTTCTCCTTAGAGGGTATATGCCAAGTCTTCAATTTTCTTGGCAAGTTTGTTATTAGAGTTGTTTTGACGCACGAAATTCTTGGCTTCCTGCGTAGAATGCCATGCTTGAGAATATCCCTTATGCAGGTTATTCCCATTTTCATCCTCACCAACGATGGGCAAGGCTCGCCTCAATTCCTTGTAGGCTTCTAACAGATGCAGCGTTACATCCGATTCTGCGCCCCTATCAAAATAGGAGCGAGAGAATAGCTGACCCACGATAATCGAGGTAGCCTGAATCCCGAGATCAGTATTTCTCAGGGGTGGACAAAGGTTGTGTTCCATACACAGTTCTCCTGTAAAAGTAAAAGGATATTATAGCATGTCTGGGGGTGGCTGTCAAGCATACGTTCCATTTTTTTTATTTTCGTTGTAAGTGGTTGTGGTTACTAGCTTTGCAGCGGTCGCCCCGGCCCGCCTTACTTCAGGATAGCCACCGTCCAGGAAGCGATAACGAGAACCCATAGCGCGAAGCTACTAAGGAAGCGATCTATTTCTTTATTGCTCATTATTCCTCGAACCATGGAGTCTGTCCATGATCATAACACCATTGCAGATAATCCACAGAGGGATATCCCAAATGGTAACGAGTATTTGCTGTTTCTACAAAACGCCCATTACGCTCACAGATAACAGAGGTAGTAACACTCTCACCATCCTCGAATCCAGGGTGACCATGAACCTCACCACGGATCTTATACGTTTGGAGTTCTGGAGCTTGATATGGGGTAAGCTGATTACCCGCAACAATACTCCAGTTCTCAATACCAACAACGCCAGAACCAGTATAGACACTCATCAGTTCGCCTCCATTTCCTTGTATTCATCCCAATCGTTTTCACTCAAGCGAGGATCAAGACCACATTGTTTTCGCATGGTTTCCGCTTCATCCAATTCCATCTCCCCATTAGCCATGCAAACAGCCTCAACCCATGGAAGAACAACTTGCATACCCCAGCGAGCTTTCTTATGCGCCATCTCATCCTCAGGGAAATCCTGTGCCGCATCCATCAAATGAGTGTGGATCTTGATTGCAGCCTTAGAAATTTGCTCTGCCATCGCAAAATCGACAACGGTGATTTGATCTTTGTTGCTGGTATAATCCTCATTAGGAATTTGAGGGAGAATAGCCTCAACAACCCAATCAAAAATGGCATCTGTAAACTGCTTTGGGTCAACGTTGAACCCAGGGCAGTTTGGGCCTTCAATACTCAGCATCCCGAAAAACAGGTGCATATCATGTGGGGACTGGTGAATTTGGATTGTATTAGGTGTCTTCATGCCCCCTATCATAAAGCATTTGCGGACCCTGTCAAGCAAGGGATCTATATTTTTGAAAAAACTTTGGTTCATAAGGTGTTGTTATCACTAGCTTTATGGGCCTCGCCCCGGCGCGACCCGCTCTAAATACCTGTCCAGAAACGACTTGAGCCTATCACATTTCCGAATATGTGCCACCATAGGGGGAGGGATCATCGTCCCACTGCGAGAAATAATCCTCGCATCCTAATTCCATAGCATCAGCCATAGGATCATCATGCTCAGGGTAAATATGATCATCCTCGTGGAAATGGCAAACCTCATCCTCCTCGTTATCAGTAAAGTAGAAATAAGCTGTATCATCCACCACTGATTTATCAACGCCAATCGTATCAGCGATTTCAGAGTAAGTGAGGTTTGAGCTTTCTAAGAGAGCGATGATAACTTGTTTTTGGTTCTTCATATTAGGTTCCAATTATAGCGCAGAGAGCGAGCAAGAGCAACAGTGTGATCCCAAGAAATTTCAATTCGTCCACAGATCTCCACTCATGCAATGGCATCAATTCACCACCCGCATAATCATGGCTACCGCAGCAAAAATACAAAGGCCCGAGAGGATTATCAGAGTAGTGCCTACCACTAATTCCTTCCACATCGTAGGCTCGCAAACGTTGTAACGCTTGTATGGGTTATGCATACTTCACAATCTCCTCATTCTCAAAAAAGATGTCGCGCTCAATACCTATGCCAAGCGGACCCTTGACAGACTCAAGTTCAGAGAGCCAGAAATAGCCCCATTCCTTTTCATGACCATCGACCAAGCCATAAAACAGCCAGTCTCCGCTTCCCTTCTCTTCGCCTTCCATGACATACCAAGTCCATGATCCGCAAGGATCAAAGAACTTGCAAACAAACTTTTGTGGTCCTTCTTGCTCTTGTGAGGTATACAGAGCGGGGATTTTCTTTTTGAGTGCTTCAGTTAGAAGTTTCATAGTTCGCCTCTTCAATTGGCTCATGCCTACCCATGAAACCTTCTGCCATCCCAAAAAGCAATTCGTGGTGATCCTCTTGGCAATTTAGGCCACTAAGATATCCCTTGATATAATAAATGAACAGAGGGTTCTCACACGCCTCAGCGATAACTTGTTTTTGGTTGCTGATTTCTTCGATTTCCATGGTGTATATCTTAGCAGGTTTCGATGGCCTTGTCCAGTTGTTTTCCAAAAGATTTGTTCGCTTCTGCGAGCGTATCATGGGTAGACACGAACTCCCACATTGCACCACGAAGGATCTCTACATCGTAGATCTCACGCGCAGTTCTCGTTTCGCTATCCCAAGCAGTATGATGCTTGATTGCGAGCATGGGAGGAACTAGCCCCCCGAGGCACAAGGCTTTTATGATTTTTTTATTCTTCAACTTCTGGATCTCCATGCATGAAATCTTCCCACCAATTTTCTTCGAACCATTCCCAAACTTCGTCTTCGTTCATGTGTATATTAGAGCGTATCAGCCTGATACTTTCAAGGGTTTTTTTAAAATAGTTTTCGGTCGTAAGATACTAAGACTACTAGCTTTATGGAGGTTGCCGCCGGGGATCAAGGAAAAATTCCCTAAATAGCAGCAGTAACCCAAATCGACCACGTAGGATAAATGCGAGAAACAGCCTCGTTAAAGAAATCTTGCAAGTTACAGATTTTATGTTTCTTAGTTTTTAAGTTTAAGAACAAAAACTTGTAATTGCTTTTAAGTGTTTCTGCGTTTTCCTTTTCTTTTTGTGTTAAGGTAAAGCCTAGCCCCGTAAAATCCTCTCCGATATTTTTTCGTCTATCCTTTCCCGCTGTTTTTAGCTCAAACAACGTGGGGCATCCCTTGGTTGGGATAGATTTGATTAACTCACTTCGGTTGTTGAGCAGCCCCTCCTCTCCCTTTTTGATCAGATCAAACGCTCTATGATTAACAATTTTCCCATGATGAGCGAAAGCGGAAACAATGTTATCCCTCTGTTTTGGGGTAGGTCGGATGTATCCTAGATCACAAAGAACCTCCCAAGAGTCTTGCTCGCCTTGCTTCCCAGCTTCGTAACCCGTAACTGCTTTTGTCCTGGTCTTTTCCATGTGTATATGATCAGGCATTTGGCGTAGAGTTTCAAGCCTTTTTACAAAAAACTTTGAAGCTTAAGTTGTTAGTATTACTAGCTTTATGGTGAAATTCCCGGCGACCCCCCGCTATTCAGTCCGCAAGTACCCTATTGATGAGCCTACGCAAACCCTTGGAGATGCCAGGGCGAGCGAGCATTTTCTTGAGAGCTGCAACCAACTTTTCGTCTTTAGTCTTCATGCTAGTATTAAACACCCTTTGAAAGAAAAAAGCAAGATAAAACATCGAATCCTGTCGTGATTCCTAGCTGGCCAAGCTAGACAACAGCAGCAGATGTTTTATCTTGCAGTAATGAAGAAGCAGCGGGGATTCGAACCCCGTGCTATGCCAACCCTCACTTGCGTCCCCCTGTGCGAACAGGTTCGGTGTGGATTGTCGCAGTGCATAGCAAAGCCATATCTGCAACCTACGTTAGCTGTCTCTCAAGTGGTCGTATCGGTCGTATTCATCTACAACGTTATCAGGTTCATCATCCATGAAAAGTTCGCCTACCAAACCGTGGCTCTCAGCCATGTCCTCTAGTTCTTGGTCAGAAGGTAGGTCTTTTGGTGGAGCATCTACAAGGTGAGCATGATGATCATCATAGACCCAAACCATATTGGGCTCGCAGAACTCACAATACTCTGTGAACTGAAGCGCACCACAGCGGAGACAAGCGTTGTTTTGAATTTTCATCTTGAGAGTGCTTCTCCGATCTTGTAGATACAGACAAACATGAAAAGGCCAAAGAGTCCGTAGCAGATGTAAGCTATAATTTCCATTTGTATATTAGAGCATATTCGGAAAACATTTTCAAGCCTTATCAAAGTTTTTTATGTCTCATTGGTGTCCCAACGATGTAACGCCCCAGGATGTAACATGATGTAACATGATGTAACAATGTTGTCGGAAACTTTCGCGTAAATGAGCCTCTGCCATATTGGCACCCGAGCCACGTCCTGTAAAGAATATTATTATTAGGGACTCCTAAAAATTTTGAGACTCCTATTAAATTTGGGACTCCTAAATAATAAAGGGACCAAAAAATGAGAACACTCTTCTTGCTGTGGCTATAATAGAAATTAAGAACAGAAAGCTTAGTAAAGTTATCTGGACCTACGATCCCTAAATAATATTGATATGAATAAAACTTACGAAAAAATAACCGAATTGCTTTTATCAGAAGTTAAGAGATCTTTCCAATCAACACAGCAAAAGAAGACAGCACGAGAGAGGAAAAGAGCAGCAACAGCGCAAAAACTAATAAAAAAAGGTGGTCATGTTGGTGGAGTCCATGTAAGTCCAGAAGCAATGAAGCATCTTACAACTAGAGGGCAAGGGTCTCAATCTACAGAAGCTCCAGGTGTAGGGGTTGTAAGACAACTAAAATTAGCAGGCAAGAAACATAGAAAAGATCAAGTTTCTGTAACTGCTCCTCATCGTAAACCTGTAGGGCATGAATTGGTTAGACCTAAATCTGAGATTCCCTCATCTGACGTAACTAAAACCACTACTACAACAAAACCTGAAAGGGGAGAGGATATTTCTGTTCCTAAAGTTCATACTGATAAACCTTTATCTCATTATGCTACTACTAAAGGAACTTCGATTGCAGTAAAGAAGGATCCTAAATTTATGGCTCCAAGAGGACGTAAGGAAAGGAAAAGAGCTTACAAAAAAAGAACTACGGGGCATACTTTAATAACTCAGTTCCCTGGTAGGTCTGCACCTCCTGCATCTCAATGGGGAAAATCAGGTCACGTTGTTATAAAGCCTAAAGGCACTCCGTAGATATGAAATTTAAATTTTTGACCGCCGCCTTATTGATTCTGACCTCTTGTGGAGGAAAATCCAACAGTAAGCCTAAAACTCCCCTTCCACCAGTGTCAGAAGTAGTATTAGTTGACTATAAGCCACTGAAAGGTCTTCACATGCCCCTGACGCACTTTCTAAGGCACGATAATTTAAAAAGGGTATCTAAGGTCTATTATTTACAGGAGCTTGTAGACACCTCTTCTTGGCTCTCCTTCAAGAATTCTCGTTTAGGTAAGAACTTGATCGGAGCTATGTTCAAAAATAATGACATGAACAAAGATTTGTATCTATGGTTTGTCCTGCAAATGACACCTACCGAGCAAGTTGAATACAGCCTGGAATTGACTCAACAAGGTCTTCGTTACGTTGGGTACGAGACTTTGAAGATAGGGGATGAGGAAGAAACCAAGCTTGGTGTTACTTTTAAAAAATATGAGTCTGGGGATAGTTAATAAAACTATATAATTGTACTATGAATGAAACCTACGGAAGAATAGCGGAAGTGATGTTAGAAGCTAAAAAGCTTGAACCATTTAATCCTTATAAAAGAGAGGAACGTGGTAGCGATTGGGGGAAAGATCCATGGATTAGCATCCCTCCAACAAAATCAAATCCAACAACAGCAAAACCAAAACCAAAACCAAAAAGAGGCTCTATAGTAAAAAGGCTATTTAGAATCCTAAAATCAAAAATAAAATCAAAAAATGAGAATAGCACCTATCCTACTTACAGTAGATTGGCGGAGTTGATGTTTGAGGCCACTTTAGTGGAAGGTAAGAAGTATCCTGGTGCTGATTCCGACTTGAGTCGATTCCCAGTTCATCCTAGAAAAATCGCCCAGGCGATTGAGCAAGGGTGGAAGAAGAAAGCTACGAAGAAGAAAGCTAAGAAGAAGAAAGCTAAGAAGAAGACAGCGAAGAGAGTCAGAAAGGGGAGGGATCCAACGGGGATCGATGATTCGGGGAGTAAGCGAACGCAAGGTGGCGAAGCTCCGACTGGGGAAGACTATAGCGTAGGGATTTGATATGAACGAAACCTACGAAAGAATGGCGGAGTTGTTATTTGAGGCAGAACTTCTAGCTGAAGGTAGAAGGTGGGAAGCGGTTAAGAAGTTTGGTAGAGGGGTAAAGAAAAAGGTAGGAAAAGTTGCCCGCGCAGCGGCTGTAACTGGTGCTGTTGCTCTTGGTACGGGAGGAGAGGGGACGGCTCAAGACATTAAGCCAAAATCTCGGGATCCTTGGACTCCAACTACGACTAAGAAAACGGTACAACAAGAAAAGAAACCCGCCGAGTTTCGTGGTCTTGGACGCACGTTTAAGACTCATGCTGAAAGAAGTGCTGCGGGAAAAGCTAAACTAAAAACAGATTTGGCAAAAGTTGATAAGGCTCACGATGTTAAAGACGCAGCGCAGGAGGCCGAATTCGATAAAGCTCATGCGAAGGCAAAAAAACAGCAAAGCCAAATACCCGAGCCTCTAAAGAAGACTGGCAAGGAAATTGATGTCACCACAATGGACCCTGAAAAATACCTTAAGACTAGAAAGAAGTCGAGTACGGAGGAATTGCTTGATACAACGCTCAAAAACGTTCCGGTGTCACTGCGGAAAAGTAAAGAGAAACCTACTATAAAGCTTCCAAAGAAAGCAAGCGGTCCAAAAACGCCCCCGGCAGGCGAAGGAAAGCCCCCACGGGGTGGCGGATGGAAATTGCAGAAATAACTAATGTGAACGAAACCTACGGAGGTGAAACCTACGGAGGTTTGTTATTTTTCTCTTTCCACTTTTCTAACTCATCCTCGTGATAGCGAGAGAGAAAATCGTACGCTACATCTTCCAAGCAAAATTTATGTAGATTGGTTTCTTCATCAAGAGATTTCTCCCACCATCTAAGAGCACCAAATAAATAGGATAGAAAGGTTTTCGGATCAATACTCGCTGCAAGATCTGAAAGTTTCTGATGGTCACTCATATTTTCTATCCTCTAGTTAGTACATAAACTGAACTCTCAAGGCATTAGTTCCACGAAGCCTATCACACATAGAACCAGATCCAGGTTGTATTAACCTGAATACTTGGAGTCTTACTGCTTCCCCCACAAGAATAGGATCAATAGGAATGTGAAAACTATAAGGAGGACCAGTATTTCGGGTATTGAAAATTGGGAGCATCACGATGGGTGGGACTAGTAACCATCTATCTAATAGATGTGCAGGGTGATTTGAATACCAACAAATATTCGCACGAACTGCTACATCAGGTCCGAAAACTACAATCTCTTCCCCCCTCTCACCTACATCCCAATGCCACATTACAGTAATACGAGATCCTAATTTAGGAGGGGGTTGCTCTGGGACGGTGTTGAGCTGTCCTCCAGGGTTCTTAGTATATCCGAAAAGAGTTATTTGTGAAGCTAACCCTGTGCTAAGGAGAACAACTGCCAATGTGTTTCTAAACCAATTCATCATCTTCTCCAGTTGTTACTAACAGAAAGATCTTCCGATATAGTATTTACTACTGTATGACGGAAAATATTTGATGGAACTATTTCGTGCATATGCCCAATATATGACGAGGATAATCCATTGTTAATAACGTAAACTCTACTTGTTATCCCTACGACTTTTCCAGTCCTCAATGAGATAACAGGTCCACCCGAATTACCTGGAACGGCGGGAGCGGTTATTAGCCACAAACCTTTAAATAATGATTGCCTGATAACCTTCCCCTCAGTAATCATTAAGGGTTCCCCAAAGGGGCATCCAACTGATACCACCTCTTCCATAAATTTAGGCGGATTTTTAGATATTTCTATAAATGGGATGTAAACAGAAGATCTAGCTTTTACCACCGCAAAGTCGATGGAAGCGTCTATATAAACTGTTTTCACTTTAGTAAGGGTTAAAGTTACAGTACGTGATATCTCCCAGTTATTCTCTGGGCGGGAATAAAACTCTATTTTTTTGGGAGTTGCGTCTCTTACTACGTGAGCAGCAGTGACGAAATAATTTATATAGAGATTCCCTTTTACCTCTTCTGCATACACTGGGAAGACTGTTCCAAGGATCTCTCTTCCCGTATAATCTTCAAGAGATATTTTAGCTGCTGAAGTTAAAACTCGATTCGAGATATCGAGCTTTTGTTCTCCCCCTGCATTCGGATGAAGGCAAGAGGCTAGAAAAACCAGCGCAAGGCTTGCTAAGTATTTCATCTATAAGTATTTACGTTAGAAAGTAATAAAAACGATTTTATTTTTTCCTAAAATAATATTCACATAGAACATGCAGCCCTAGATATTAGTGATTGGTTTGCCTATAATAACCTAGGAATAACATTATGTCCGAAAGAAATACGTTAAGAAGTTTTTGCAAGTTAGCTGCTGTACCTAACGGGGCTTATGTTGATATGGATTTTAGGGATACAGCAGGAAGCATAATTAATTGCAACTGGTTTCGTGTTGATTGTAGTGCTGCTCCTGTAAAAGATGTTGCTTATTATATTGTCTCACCTTCGGCACTCAGTGGTCACGGTGGAGAGAACATTGAGCAAATGTATCAACAAGGTACATCATCAATAAGTGTTGTTTCTGCTGCTTCTGCTGGCCCTACCAAGCGCGATCACACTTCTTCGGGGATTGGCGGTTTAATAGGTATACCAGGAAGAGATCCTGTAGAGATGAATGTGAGGTCTAGGGATAGAGCAGCGGTTAGGGGAGTAAGGATTTGGAACCTTACAAACTCGCATCCCCATGCGTTATTCACTCTTACTTACGGCAATATTAAGCATGCTAACAGACTCAAAGACAACGATGATATTTTTTGGCCTCCAGGTGTTTAATTATGGTTGAAAGAAATACGTTAAGATCTTATTGTAAACTTGCTACTGTATCTAACGGGGCTTATGTTGATATAGAGTTTACAGACACAGCAGGTAACAAGCTTAGATGTAATTGGTTTAGTGTCGATTGCAGTGCTGCTCCTGTAGCAGATGTTGCTTATTATATTGTTACTCCTTCTGGCAGTGGTGACAGGAATCTTTCGGCAGATAAACCAGGGGACTCACTTTATACTGGGTTTGCTTCGGCAATAGACGTTATTGCTAATGCCTCTTCTGGCCCTACTTACACTGATGATGGGATGGGGAATATTACTGTTTCTTATTTACTTCAGAATACTGCCTCTGGTATTGGCGGGGTAATAGGCATACCAGGAAGAGATCCTGTAGAAATGAATTGGTATAGGAAGGCGGCGACCGATTCTGTGGTGGCGGAGGTTGAGGGCGATGTAGCGGCAAAGCGATCAGGGGTGCCTATAGGAGTGAGAATTTGGAACCTTACAAAATCTCATCCTCACGCTTTATTCACTGTTACATACGGCAATATTAAGCATGCTAACAGACTCAAAGACAATGATGACACTTATTGGCCCCCTGGAGATTAGAAAATTATGTTAAAAAAACGTTGGATGATTAGACCAGTTGCTAACTGCGCTGGCGGATGTTGACTTAGCGTCAACCCCCTGTTGAAAATTGTCTTGGAGAAAGAAAGATATAGATTATCCAAGATACACTACTTCCTAGGAAGCAATCCATCAATAAACTTCCTGTAGGAGAAGATGCTAGTAATGAAGCTAGCCCCCCAAACCAAAAACCTAAACACATAGGGCAATAAACTAGCTTACCGAAAAAAGGCCAATTTACTACTAATTCTCTAAGAGGTTGACATAAATTAGATATCGCAACCCCATTTGCAGCCCCAAAGACTGCTAAACTCCAAACTAAAAAATCTACTACGCTTTGCATTTTACAGGTAAATCCGTGTTTTTTATAAAAGCTTCTCTATTTTTGTGCCAAGACTCTCTTCCTGCCAAGTTACCGAAAGAATTATGTAGCACAATTATTGGTACAACTTTATTTATTAAGCCCGTTTGATGGGCTTTCATAGTATAGTGAATATCGTAGAAGTCCCACTCTCCTTCAAAATATTCAGGTTTATCTAATCCTATCTCTTTTAAAGTTTTTGCTTTTGCAGCTAGAAAAAGACCATCCATAACTACTACTTGATCAGGGGGGCCGTAGTAAGTATTGTCGTATTCATAGTTGCTTTTGCCGTGAAAAACGTGCCCCCTATGTAATCCTGCCTTCCATCGTGTGTGGTCCCACCATACTGCATCCTTGTCTAGGTGGGTGGTTCCAGCTATTCCTGCGAAACCAGCTTTATGTTGGCTTAGGTGAGTTTCTAAGGCATTTTTAAATATCTTAATATCAGATAAAATTTCTATATCATCGTGACATAGGATTATTGTATCTGTAGGATCAGGATCCGTTAACTCGAAGGCTTTTTTATATCCAGAAAAGATAGAATCTTGACCAACCAAAAGTTTAACCTGTATTCCAGCCCTAGATAAATATTGGGTAAGGTTATTTCTTGTGACTGTTGGACTTTTTTCTCTGGTACAGATAAAAGCATATGTATTCATGCATTATAATAGAGTATGGACCAAAAAAAGATAATTGAAGAATTCAAAAAGTGTAGCAGGGATCCTGTTCATTTTATTTGTAATTATATTAAAGTTACTCACCCCGTTCGCGGGTTAGTAAAATTTGATCTATATCCTTTCCAGAAGAGGATTATAAAGAACCTAGGTGAGCATAGATTTAATATGCTCAGGAAATTTAGGCAAGCAGGATGCACTACAATAGCCTCTGCTTATGCTCTGTGGACAGGCGTTTTTAATAAGTATCAAACTATACCTATCATCTCCAAAGGCGATCAGGAGTCCACTGAAGTCCTAGAAAGAATAAAGCTTATGTACGATGAGCTTCCTGAGTTTTTAAAGCCAGGGATTGAGGAGGATAATAAACATACTTTGAAGCTAAAGAATGGTTCCGTAATTAGATCTAGAGCCTCAGGAAAACAATCTGGTAGATCTCTTGCTGGTTCTCTTTTAATAGTAGATGAGGCTGCATTTATTGAGAATATTGAAACTATTTGGGCTGCTGTGTATCCAGTTATCTCCACTGGAGGTAGAGCCTTCATTCTCTCTACAGTCAACGGCATTGGTAATTGGTTCCATGACATGTATCAGGGAGCAATTAATAAGGAGAATTCTTTCAACCCTATTGACATTAGGTGGAAGGAACATCCTGAATATATGAGACAAGAAGGTTACGATAACTTGTATGAGTTTATGAGTAGTCTCGATACTCCGCTTAATGTGGACGAATGGGAAGATATTACGAAATCTAATATATCTCCTAGAAAATGGCTTCAGGAATATGAATGTGAATTTTTAGGTACTGGTGAAACCTATATCGACGGTGAGATTTTGACCAACGCTAAGAACAATACCAGTGAGGATTTTTATATAAAATACAATAATAGGATGCGGGTGTGGAAAGATCCCTTCCCTGCTTATGATTATGTATTAGCTGCTGATGTATCTCTAGGGAGAGGTCGAGATTACTCAGCATTCCAGGTTATAAACATGTATAATGGGGAGCAGGTTGCAGAGTTCTACTCAAATAGTACCCCAATCAACGAATTTGCAAAAATTATAGCAACTGAGGGGAGCTTGTACAATACTGCACATGTGATAACCGAAAGAAATACCATTGGAAATAATTTAATCGATTGGCTGTTCAACTCTCTAGAATATGAAAATCTTTGGTCTGATGATAAGGGTGTCGCGGGATATCAAGTTACCCATACAAACAGAGAAGTTCTTTTGGCTGATCTGGAGGAGTCCGTTCGCACTGCCATAATTAAAATAAATTCAGAGAGGACGATTGATGAATTATTTACTTTTGTTGTAAAAGAAAATGGGAAAGCGGAGGCTGAAGAGGGGCATCATGATGATCTCGTTATGAGTTTGGCATTAGCTGTCCACGGTCTTAACTCTATAATGGATAAGACTACTATAGAACATATAAGAGCTACTAATATTAATAAGCCGTTGGCCCCTGTTAGCACAACTAAATATAGAGTGAAGACAAGCTTTGATGGTATGACTGAGGAAGACATAAGATGGTTGATGAAATAGACAAGAATAACATAATTGAAGAAGGTTACACCGAATTCGGTGGCGGATCTAGTAGAGGATCCTGGTTCTTCTATCCAGTGGGAAGGCTAGGGAGATTCTTCGCTAAATTCTTTGCTACTAAAGCCCAACCTGAGGTTGCGCGACAATTTTCAGATGATCCTGATACCCTTGAAAGACCTCTCAGCGGTGATACGGTTGTAAGTAACGAAGTTATTAAGTTACAAAAACCCGAAACAGATCCTGCTGCATTTTCCGTATCCAGAGGCAGTCTTCCTATTTTACCTGAAATTGAGGTCAACAGAAAAAGAAGGTATAAAGAGTATGAGGGTATGGATGAATACCCTGAAGTTGGAGCTGCATTTGACATCTATTCTGATGATAGCTCTCAAAAGAATATAGACAATAAAAGATGGGAAGTCGTAACGGACGATGAGCTGGCCAAGAAAGAGGTCGAAAAGCTATTTACCAATATAAAATTGGATAGATTTTACTGGGATATCATACGAAATACAGTTAAGTACGGAGACTGTTTTATTGAGCTAATTGTTGACTTGGATAACCCTAAGGCGGGTGTCAACAGAATAAAAATTCTTAACCCTAATTATATCCTCAGGGTAGAGAATGAATATGGGTATCTCACTGATTTCCTTCAAGAAATTCCAGATAAGACTGATTGGGATACCTATGGGGTTCAAGGCGAATTTATGAAGGGGAGAAAGTATATCGAGCTTGATAGGAATCAAATCGTTCATTTCAGGCTTCATACTTCTGATCCCCTATACTATCCTTACGGCAAATCTATCGCTGCCCTGGCAAGACAGATCTTCAGGTCTCTAAAATTGATGGAAGATGCTATGTTGATTTACCGTCTAACAAGAGCCCCAGAGAGGCGGATATTTTATATTGACGTTGGTCAGCTTCCTTCTACTAAAGCAGAAATGTTTATTGAGAGGCTTAAAGAAAAGTTTAAGAAAGAAAAATTCTTTGATGCCAACAAAGGGCAAATCGATGCAAGATATAATCCTCTCAGTGCTGATGAGGATTTCTTTGTTCCCAGTAGGGGTGGCAGTGGTACGAAGATCGAAACCCTTCCTGGTGCTCAGAACTTGGGAGAGGTTGACGATGTTAAATATTTCAGGGATAAGCTCCTTGCGGCTCTAAAGATTCCAAAAGACTACATTGTGGAGAAAGAGCAGTCCCCAGAAAGAAAAGCCAATCTTTCACAGTTGGATGTTAAGTTTGCAAGAACAATCGCTAGAATTCAACACAGTATAGAGGTTGGCTTAGAGTCTGCCGCGAAAAGGCATCTGAAGATCAAGGGTTTTTCTGATTCTGTAATAAAGGATCTTAGAATTGAGCTTCCCGATCCATCTGATATGTTTACCAAAAGAAAGCTAGATGTTGACGAACAGAAGGCTAGAGTGGTACAGGCAATCTTAGGACTTCAAATATTCTCTAAAAAGAAAATTTACAGAGATTACTATAATTTAAATGAGAATGAGATTAAAGAAATCGAGAAGGAATTGGAAGAAGAGATGAAGGAACAGATGGATCAACAAATGGAACAACAGCAAGCTATGATGGATCCAATGGGCGGTGGAGCACCTATGGGTGGAGCACCTATGCCCCCTGGAGGGGGAGGGCAACCAATGGCAGGCCCAGGGCCTATGGAAGCAGGAGGTCAGGAGCCAGCGGAGAATGTTCCCCCTACAGCAGAGGCGACATCCAGGGTGGAGACTTTGAAAAAGCTTCGAGATAAATTAATTTTAGATAACAGAAATGGTGAAGTGGCTAAGGTTACAAAGATGATCTTAAGAGAAGAAAATAAGAATAATAACATTTAGGGAGTTGTTAATCGCATATATAAAAAATAGTAGGAGTATCACTAATGTTGACACACGTTTTGCATGGCAGAAATAATAAACTATCTCTTTTGTTAAAGCTAGGCGACTGCCTAGGAAGGTCGTTGAGGGAAAACATAGAGATGTTCTCCGTAGATGACTCTAAAGTTACCTATCTTAGCGAGTCTGGTAAGCTTATTCGAGGCTCTTATTCCCTAGGGAATGATGTTATCTTAGAGAATATTGAACTAGAAGACTCTGATCTTTTCGAAAATCATAAGAAATACAATGATTTTGTAAGCAGTAACGTAACTAATCTAGTAAGAGATCTTTACGGAAATGATTACTCTAAGGCTGAATCTGATTTTTCTGACCTGTTGTCAATTTGGGAGCAACGTCTTAAGTTTGACAAGATAAAGAAGAAACTTCATGAGAAGCAAGATAAATTTAATGAGACTATAAAGATTATTGATACTCCTGAATTCTCCCGTCTTTTGGAGTCCACAAAGAATATTGCAGACCATCTGAAGGCTAACTTTGAAAAGATTGAAAACATTCAAGAGATCAAAAATGCTGTAAAATTGTCTAATACCGTGTCTACAGCTTTTGATTTCCCAAGATTATCATATAAGTCTTTGGCGGAAGGAGGGAGCTACAAGCTGAAGGATGGGAACCAGAAATCCATATACGATATGGTCTGTCAGCAAGAGTTAATCCAAAAAGAGCTTCTAGAAGCTAGGGACAATTTTGAAGTTATTTGGGCTTCTAATAATAAAGTTAATGAGCTTTGCGGATACCTGTTCAATCCAGATGAGAAAAGCCTTATGAAGGCTATGAGTGAGGCTATTAGTGAGATTCCTTATTTGGCCTTAGCTTCCAAGAAGCAACTAGCTAAGGTTGTCAATAACTCCCTGGCTCTGAATGAATCAGTTGCCATTACTGATAAGGAGCTTAGAAGCTTTGTTTCCAAACTCTTCGAAATGAAGAAGCCCATAAAAGAATCTATTATTAAGGTTCTTAATGAGAAGTATGGAATTAATGTTAATACTTTAAAGGATACCCCTTCATTTAAGAATCTGCTTAATACTCAAGTCGTGATCTTTGAGTCTCTCGCTAGAGTTTGCCCCAAGAACTCTGTAAACCGAAACGTCTTGTCTGAGATGTCTACAATGCTGAAGAATAAGAACGGTGTTGAGGCAATTGATGTTAATGATTATCTTTGTGCTGTTTTTGGGAGCATTGGATTTACAGACATGATCTCTGAGGCTAACATGCTGAGATATTTGGATACCTCCAAGTTAGGTGACGAACTTAAGCAGGTTGGGGATTTGTTATCGCAAATGGGTGGAGGCGGAGCGGGTGATCCTATGGCTGGTGGCGGCGCGGGTGATCCTATGGCTGGTCAACCCCCTAACGCCGAAGATCAATACCCATCTGACGAAACTTTAGGTGGAGAAGGGTCTATGGATGCTCAAGGTGCTGCTGATGCTGCGAATGCAGAGTTTGATCAGGAAGCCGAGGAGGCACAACTGGGCCAAGGTGATCAACAAGGTGCTGATCTCCCACCAGATGGTGCTCCTCCTGAGGAGGGGATGCCTCCAGAAGAAGAGGAGGCCCCTGCTGAGGAAGTCCCTCAAGATGAGCTAGTGGCAAATATTGATAAACTCCACGATCTGTTAGCTGATTTGACTGGAGAGATTGCCGCTGCAAAGGAAGCTGCTGGGGAAGAGGGGATGGAAGAAGAGGTTCCTGAGGAAGAGGGGATGGAAGAAGAGGTTCCTGAGGAAGAAGCTCCTGAGGAGGAGCTTGATCCCGTAGGTCAAGAAGATGAGGATGTTGATAACGATGGGGATGTAGATGATAATGATTCTTATCTCAAGAATCGTCGAGACACAAGATCGAAAGCGATAAAAGGTAAGAAAAAAGGGAACCCCCACTACTGAGCAATGACTTATGGCGTTGGATCCAAATTTAAAGTTTCGCCCCTTAACTGCTCAATTTAAGCAGGATACTCAGGGAAATTATATTGTTGATCATCTAACTGCTAGTTGTGAGGTTTCTGCTACCTGTGTTTCTGCTGTTTGTGTTTCTGCCATTAGTGCAACAGTTAGTGGTCTGAAGCTAAAAGAGCTTTATACCCATGAGGGTAAGAAGATAGATTTTGATGCCATCGATTCCTGCTCAATTAACATTAATGCCTTAGATATTGATGGGGGCACTGATGTTGGAGCAGCTCTTGTTGACGCTGACTTAGTTATTGTTGACGATGGAGCAGGAGGTACCAATAGGAAGTCCGCAGTATCTAGATTGAAGACGTATGTTCTTGCTGGGTCTGGGCTTATACCTACATCAAAATTGGAGCCTTCTGGACTGCTACCCCATACTAAAGTTACTGGTGGGCTTGCGAGTCAAACCGTAACAATTAATGATGCTGACGGGTTCACCACACATACACTTGTCTTTACAAATGGCATCCTAACTTCGTATAGTTCATAAGAGGAATTATAACAAGTAAAAATATTTACTGTTCACCTTTATAAATACTAGTGAGAGAAAGGGAGATATATTATGACAGCAGGGGAAGACTGGAACGCTTACAAGAAATTAGTTATGAGCGAGCTTGATAGGATTTCTAGTAGAATCGGTCTTCTAGAGAAGAAGATTGATCTCCTTCGAGGAGATGTCATAATGTTAAAGATTAAATCAGGTGTATGGGGACTTATGGCAGGGCTGATACCTGTGACCATCGCTATGATTGCTAAGGCTATCTAGTCAACCAAGTGATTCTGCTTTAGAAGCTTGACCAGTCTCCAGTAAAAAACCTCTTTTAACGTCTCTAGCTCTCTGTAACAATTAGATAAGGCTCTTAGGGTATCCTCATTAATAGTCTTTTTCTTCTTAAGCTTGTTTAATTCTTCGACTATGAATGTAATCTTTTTGATCTCTTCAGAGTGAAGAACCCCAATATCTTTTTTTAGTGTTTCTGCTGATTTCATACTTCCTCTACTGTGTGCTTTTCTTTTAGATAATATTTCTTTCTAGCTTTCGCATGGTTATCGAGGTATTTAGCCTTGTCCATGAAATCGTAGATATAAACCTGCTGCTTACTCTCATGCTTCCTTATAGCTCTCCCTAAGGCTTGGATGGTAGCTATTTCAGACCTAAGTCCTCTGGCATTTATAAAGTGGGTAATCTCTTGTATGTTAACTCCTGTCTGTAGAATCTTTGTTCCTATTAGTACAGAGTTTCCATCGTTGCTCAGAAATGATGAAATTGTTTCATATCTTTTCACCATCTCATCCTCTCCTTGTAATTTAAGCGATCCCTCTATTTCTTCATGAAGCAGAGATGCGTGTTCTAGGCTCAGTGTGAGGATTAGAATTCTTGCTCTGTCATTAACTTGTTTTATTTTATCAACTACGGATTTAATGAGACTGTTTCTATGCTCATTGTTAATGATATATTTTTCGTATATTTCTTCATAGGATAGGTCATAATCATCCCCATTAAATTGTTCAGTAGGCAGGAGTTGGATGACAGGTCTAGTGAGCTTCCCAGATTCTATTAGAGATATGGTGGTTGCCTCTTCCCAAATTGGTCCTATTGCGCCTTCCAAATTGTATCTAGGTATTTTATCCGTAGGTGGTGTGGCTGTTAGCCCTACTCTAAATATTGCGTTAGGGAAACTTTCAATAGCTGCGAGCGTGGTCTTACCTCTGCAAAATTCGTGGACTTCATCAATGATGAGGACCTCTGTTTCATCTAGGTGAGTGTCTAAAATTTTCTCAATACTCTGTACCGTACACAGCATAATATTGCCAGGAATAAAGCCTTCTCCGAAGCACACCCCTAGGTCTTCTATATTACAAGTTTTAGACAGGAACTCATAGGTTTGTGATAATAGCTGCTTTGCGTTAAATAGTATTACCATTTTTTTATGCTTTTTTGCTAGGGATTTGATTATCCCTGCCATTATGAGCGTCTTCCCTGAGCCTGTTGGGGATTTTATCACTCCCCTACGTTCGCATAAAACCTTTTGTATTAATGATTTCTGAAAAGAGTAATATTTTAAGTTATCTATATTCTCTAATTTATACGAATCAGAGGTTTGTAAATTCTTTAGGTTTGGATCACACCCTGCCTTTCTAAGATCTTCTAAAACTTTAGGGAGAAGTCCTGTGGCAAAAGTTCCGTTTGGGGATATATAATGCTTTTTCCCATCCCACCTTTTTCTTTTATAGCTTGGTGAGAATTCTGCTCCTGGAACCCTAAAACTGTAAAGCTTATCCAAGGCTTTAATTACTTTCGGGTTGTCCGTAACAATTTTGGACTTGAGGTTGCCAATTACTATATCCATTAGTACTATTATAGTGAGTAAAGTTTTTAGAGAAAAAAAGGATATTTGTATGACTAATGATCTACCAAAGGTATCAGAAGATAAATTAGAAGCTATTGACAAGATATTAGAGTATTTGCCTCCCGAAGTAGAGATTCCAGTAAGTTTGCCTTCTAGAGGTAAGTTTTATAATTTATTAGAGCCTTCTGAGCCCATAACGGTTAGACCCATGACTTTTGATGATGAAAAAGCAATCGCTAATACCAAGAGGGGGAAGGTAGATCCTATAAATCTCCTTCTTAGCCGATGTGTAAATAATTTATCTATTGGGGAAATAATACTCATGGATAAAATATACCTTCTTTATAAGATAAGAGAAGCATCTTACGGATCTGATTATAGAGCACTAGTGACCTGTCCTAAATGTGACGCTGAATCTGAAGTGACAGTAGATTTGTCCAAATTAAATGTGAATGAAGTTCCAGAGGATATGGAGAATCCTAGGGAGATAAAGCTTAAGAAAATAAAAAAGAAGGCTAAAGTTCGATTTCCTAGATTATCTGAAGAAAAATATTTTTCATTAACGGAAGATACAAATACTCAATTTTGGAGATTTGTAGAAGAAGTTGATGGCTGCACGGATAAGCAGGTAATATCAGAGGTGATAAAAAAATTACCTTTGGCGGATATTCATACAATTATTGAAGAAATAACCCAAATAAACTATGGGGTGGATCCTAAAATTAATTTTATATGCTCTGAGTGCGAAGGGGAATCGGTTGTCGATGTCCAGGTAGGTGAGAATTTTTTTACCGAGAGCTAGAAGAATTTTTAAAGTTAGATGATCTATTTCATGAGGCCTATATACTTGTAAAAGAAGTTGGGCTCTCATATTCTGATGTAAGGTCTATGACTAGAATTGAGAGGACTAGCTTTTTAACAATATATAAAGAGGATTTGGAGAGACAAAGGGATGCAGTTAAACGGGAAACAGGTCATAGATAGACATAACAGGCCAAACGTAATGCAGGCTGTTGCACTTAAAGCTTTCTTTATAAACGATGGGGTTTACCAAGATCCTTACGATATAAGCAGTGTAACCATATTTAAGGAAGAGGAGAACCTCCCGCCGAGTGGTATCCTAGGATCCAACGGCTTGCTCTCCAGTAGCCTGAATAGCAAGTCCATCTTAATGACTTTTGGGTGTTCTGCGACTGCTGTGGGCGATGTAGAAACCGCCTATACTGGTGGGGCTGATGCTAGTGGTATCTATAAAATTAATGACGGAGAATATGTTGTAGTTTTAAATGGCAATCAAGCAGACCTAAGAGGATTCTACAATCACCATGGATCGGGCTTAGTTGTAACAAATTCTGCTTCAGCCACAGGCAACTACATCGATGCTTGGACTGTCAAATTTGCTTCTAATTCTGAGTACCAGACCATAATCAATCGCTTCACCCTGCATAGAGATAAGTTCTTTGCGGTCACAGAGCCTCTCAGATTCAAGGCTGCAAATAAGCTTTTAAATAAGAGGATTACTTTTGGGTCTCAGATAGATTTGAAGATTGCAACAGAAGTATCTCTAGAAAATAAAAATATCGACAGCTCAGTCCATAATGTCTTTAAAGACTCCATTATTGCTAGTGCCATGGTAGAAATAAAGAAGGTAAATGAGAATCCATCCCTACCTTCCCGTGTAACAGTATCAGCTTTCTCTGACACCTCTTCGGTGGTCAATATTGCAGCAGATAATACCATCCTCTTTAACTGGCAGACGGAAAGGTTGAAGACTCATTCCAAGACCTCAAGCGGGGATATGGGGAGCCTAACTGGTCCCTATACTGTTCAGGTTAAATACACCTTACTAGATCAGACCATATACAGTCCACTAATGCATCTTATAGTGACTTGATTTCTTTATCTATTTTATACTCGAAATCAAAAAGCTTGCTATTCTTGGAAACGTATGCAGATAGATCATAGTCTGCAACATGAGCCTCGTTCCAATCTTTGTGACCTTTAGGGGGAGGGCAGATGTATAAATTATCCATCCTCTTTACTTTTCGCATTTCTTCGAAGTAATTAACCCCGTTTTCGCCAGCCCCATCGTTGTCGTAACCTAGGATTACTTTGCCTTTAAATTCCGAGAGAACGTTTACTTGCCACAGTGAAGCTGTGCTTCCCATCGTAGCTGTAGCATTCACTCCCTGTATCTGTAGAGAGATTGCGTCCAGAGGCCCCTCACAGACCACCAGATGGTCTTGCTCATGGTCATAGGGGTAAAGTATATGAGCTTTTTTGATGCCCTTAAAATTCAAATACTTGGGTTGTGTGGCATTGTCTAAAGCACGAGCCTGGAAGAAGACAATCTTTTCAAGGTAGAAAAATGGGATGATAAGCCTGTCTCTATAATCCCCATCCTTGGCAACAAAATATTCGGTGCTTCCCCATAACTTTCTATGGTTTATAAATAACCAAGCTTTGGAAGTTAATGGGCTTTCTGGGGTCATATCTTTAGTAATGGGGATAAGATTTTTTACCCCCTGAGGAGGGGGTTTGGGTTCAGCAAGTTTTGGGGTAACCTCACCCTCCTCCAAGAGGTCCTTCAGCATGAATTTAGATTCAGCTTGGTTGTAAGAGGTTTTATCTATAATCGCTACCAAGTGGAAAAAATTCCCCTTCTCACCTGATTTGAAGCATTGCCATAGCCCTGTATGAGTGTTTACGCTCATGTGGCGTTTGTAATCATCTCTCGCAAAAAGAGATGGAACCATCATTTCTTCACTATCTGAAGAAAGCTTATAATTATTCTTAAATTTTTCCAGCAAATATTCTTTAATAAGGTTAGGAGATATCATGTTTATAAATACAATTAGTCATTCAAAAAGTGAACTTTTTAGTCAGTGTGGTCTGAAGTACAAGTATAAATATATTGAAAGGCTTTCTGGAGATAAACCACGGAATGAGGACGCTTTGAATTTCGGGTCTTACATTCATAAGATCCTAGAAGACGGTGTTGAGGCTAAAGACTTGAAACAGCTTCAGGTTTTGGCAGAACAACATAAAGACTCCTATAAGATACCATATACTTATAGGGATAAAGTGGGTCGTTGTCTAACTAATTTTCTATCTTTTAATCAAAAATTAGGCGAGACTGTGGCGACTGAATTGGTCTACGAGGTGAATCTAGACAAGACTAGGGATATCAAGCAGAATGGGGTGATTGACCGTGTTATCAAGGGTAGAGAAGGCGGATTCTTGATAATCGACTATAAGACCTCAAAAAGAGAAAAGAATAAATATACCTTGTTTAAGGATCGTCAGCTACAGGCTTATTGTTATGCCATCAGTGAGATGTATAAGGTCCCGATAGATAAGATTACCTGTGCTCATTATTACCCTCTAACAAACAACTTTGTGGATGTGAAGTATTCTAGAGCAGCTATCGCATCTTGGAAAAGGACTGAGTTGGATAAGGTGTGGAAGATTCGCAAGAAGAAGCTAAATGAGTTCAAGGCTTCAGAAAATACTTTCTGCAACTGGTGCGAGTATATTGATATGTGCCCACTGTTCGAGCCCCCCATTCATGTGGAGAAGAGGCTCACAGAGCAGAGAGAGCTTGCGAAAAGCAGGAAAAAGCAGAAGCGGGTCTAATCTTTATGCTTCGTTAGCTTACCCTGAATCAGGGGCCTGTAGATATTAATATCTACAGAGGAAAAGAAGTTGAGGACCTGATCCTTGGAATACTTACATTTTTTAGTAAGGAACAGGAAAAGGCTATCTATCTTCAGAGGTTTGCTATTGGTTAATGAGGATAGCACCTTGAACTGAAACTGCTTAATAAACCTTTCTGAATATTTGTATCTCCACTTTTCCACAAATGATGCATTCAGCGTCTCGTCAATCAGGTCTATGAAATCAATAATATTGATATCTAAATTACTTTTATCCATCTATCCTCATAAGTATACTATGTAATAGAGTTATGAGTGCAATTAGAAAAATATTAAACTTTTTTTCTTTTGATGGAGCCCTTAAAAAGGCGGGGAAGATCCCCAGATCAGCAGGATACTTACAGCCAGGGGATGTAGTAACATTTCAGTATAAGAATTATAACAATTTATCGGTAGATCAAGTTGTTGTTCTCGTCGTAGCCACAAAAACGGGTCGAGGTGTGAGGGTAGCCAAGACGGGGAACAAGCTAATTACTTGTTTTAAGCTTCCAGGAGATGGGCTAGTTACTAGGGAAATCCTCAAACGACTATATAAGGATAGGTCAGAAGCTACTTTTTTATCTGCCTCACGGACATTTGGTGGACTTAAAGCTCTTCTAGGGCCTGATAACTTTAGGACATATATTTTGAATCAAGTATACGATATGCATGAGCTTCTGATAGATAAGGGAGAATTGTAATGGCTGGTGGAGGAGTACCGCCAACCCAGCCCCAGGCCCAACCCCAACTTTCGAGAGCAATGGATGCTCTTGGTCTGAAAATGAGCCTGGGTTATCGGGTAGCAGATAAATTAATTGCCGCTTTTACGTCTCTAGAAGCTACTCAAACTCAAGCTTTGGGCCTTGGCACTACCGCAAATGTAGCCTTCGCTAACTTAACCAAATCTATAGATCATGTCCCAGGAGGTATGGGGTTAGCCCTGGAACATGCTATGTCGTTCACGCGAGCAGGCATGAAGACTGTTAACAAGAGTATGCTCGATATGGCAGCGCAAGCAAAGTTAACGGGGCAAGATACGCAAAAACTAATTAAAGGGTTAACGTCCGTATACTCTATCCTTGCATTGTCTGATAAAGAAATGACCAGCTTAGGTGAGACCTTGCAACAAACCTCGAATGATTATCAGGTGACTACAACCGATCTTGTAGGGGCTCTTGAAGCAAACTCTAAGATATTAAAAGACGTTGCGGCAGTTTCTCCAGAAGCATCAAAACAAGTTCGAGATGTGATAATAGAGATGACAGGCAAATTAGGAGTGGGCCAACAGGATAATATTCGAGCGGTGATGAGCGTGTTAACCGCTCCAGGAGGTATAAAAGACTTGGG